TTCAAGGAAATCATAGACTTAAGATTCTTCAGTATTTGTACCCGAAATGTAATGTATTAAAATTTAAAATAAAAAGATATGAAACCAATAGGTAAGTATATTATAATTAAATCGATAAAAGAAGAATTAAAAACAGAATCAGGACTTTTACTTTCTGCGCAAGACGCGTCTGACTTTAGATACAAAAAAGGAGAAGTAATAAAAGAAGGAACTGATGTTAATGTCATAAAGAAAGGAGACATAGTTTATTATGACGGAGCGGCTGGACATCAAATGCTTATTGAAGATAATCCATATACGATTATTACTGAGAGAGATGTCGTTGTTGTTTTATAAAGTTATTCATTTCTATAATCATCTTGCGATAAATCTTATCCATATAAGAAGCATCGTGTCTAAATAAAGGATTGGCTTGAGGGCTTTCCCCTATTTCTTCTCCATTTAATTTTTTATATAGAGTGTTAACCAGTCGTTTACCTTTATAAGATAACTCATAAAGCGTTGTTTCTTTACCTTGTCTTTTTCTCCAAACATGAATCCATCCCTGTTTAAGTAGTCTATAGAACCTCGGTTCGTCCCAAGACATACACTCTTCGAAATCTTTAAACTTTGTTTTGTTAAATATTTGTTCGCTATAAAGGAAAAATAGCATATCTATATCGGGAGTTCCGACTTTGTATTTGGCTTTAGCCCAATACCTTATCACCCTCCAATACTTCATGTAATCGTGTGAGGGCTGAACTCTATCGTAGTTCTTTCTTATTATATTTGACATTAAATTAAATTTGTATCTTTGCAGTCACAAAGGTATTAAAATTATGTCAGACGACAAGAAAAAGAAAAAGAGAACGGTTAAAAAGAATTACGTTAAAGACGCTAAATCTAAAAAAGTAGTTAAGACAACCAAAAGAGGTACCACTACTAAAGAAAGAGTGAGTCAATATAACCAAGGATATTTAGGGCATAAACCTGCGGACATTCCTTACGGAGACAAGAAGCTGTGGGAAAAAAGATTTAAGTCTAAAACAGATAAGGCTGGCAAAGAGAAAATGCGTAGAGAAAAAATTGTGTTTGACGATGGTAATCAAATGACAAAGCGTACACAGCGTAAAGTTAGGTTTGGCCCTAACAAAGGCAAGATAAAATCTAAAACAGTTAATTATAACAGAGGGAAAAAAACTGTTACAAAAAAATACAGAACTTCAACTAATAAAAACAAATTATAAAACCATACAACTATGCCAACTGATCCAAAGAAAAAGAAAAAAACAGACAGAGAAAAACTTAATAAATTAGTTAAGAAAAGAAAGAAGACTAACGAAAGACTTGAAAAACTAAAAGATAAAGATGGCAAGATAAAGCCTTTAAGAAAGTTAAGAACAAAGATTCAGGAAAAAAAGAAAAAAAGAATCCAGAAAAAAATTAATGCCAATCCTAAAGCTCAAGAGGACAGAAAGAAAGGTAAGGAGCAGGACAGAGTGAATAAGAGACGGAAAATGCTTGATGATTTAACGAAGGTACTAAGAAAGAAAAAAGAAACAAAAAAACCAGGGAAACCAACAAAAGACCCACTAAAGCACTTGAGAAAGAACGTTGGTCCAGACGGGACTCAGAAGCCAAAGGGTAAAAGAAAAATAAATCCGCAACTTCCTCCAAGACCGCGTAAAAAGAACGATTCTACAGGGAAGAGAATGATGAAGAAAGTAACAAAACGTTTAAAAAGAGATTTGAGTAATCCAATGTCTCCTTCTGTTTTTGACGCGTCTGACTTCAAACCATAAAAATTATGCCACATAAACCATTTCATAGAGCTAATGTTTCTAAAAAGAGTACGGTAAAATCTAAGTCTACTATTAAAAAAGAGGCTGACGCTAAGAAAAGAAAAGAAGCGGACGAAAGAAGAGACCGTAAGATTGAAGAAGCTAAATTAAAGCAGAAGCAAAAAGCATCTACTCACACTGCTAAAGACAAAGTAAGAAGAAGTAAGGAAAAGCAAAAAGAGAAGAAAGAGAAGATTCGTAAGAAATCTCTGCAAAAAAATATTGATGCGGATAAAAGGTCTATAAAAAAACAAGGAAACCTTGCTTCTAAAAGACAGAAAGCCAGCACTAAGTCTATAGAGAGTACTCGAGAGACTAAAGCAAAAATAAAAGAAGTACGGGCTAATACTGAGCTTACTAAGGAAAAGAGAGATAAAAAACTGGCAAGATTAAAATCTAAGTTAGATAAGATAAAGAATAAAGAAACCAAAACTAAATCTCGATTAAAAACCAAAGAGGCTAAAAGAAAAGATAGAGAGGCCAGACAAAACGAAACAAGAAAGAAGAGAACGTCTAATCGTATAGAAAGAGAAAATACTCGTGGGAAAAAGCGAGAGGATAGAGCTACTGGTAAAACTAAAATGAATAAAGACATTAGGAGAGCTAAAAAAAGAGCAGGAAGAAAAAAACGTTCTCAAGCTTTAACGGGTATCAAAAGATGGGATAGTTCTTGGCAGAAGGATAAATCGTACTAAACACATATAAATAAATATTACTATCTTTGTAAAATATTAAAAATTATAAATTATGAAAAAGCAAGGTTACAATTCAAGATTAGATGAGTCTTTAGGTGGAAAGCATAAAGGACATCACAAACAATCTTTAAAAGACAGAAGAGATGAGTCTAAAGCAATGTCTAAAAAAGACTATGGACATGCATACGGAGGAGATCACAATATGTCTTATGAAAAAATTCGCAATGTAAAGGCTCATTTATCTAAACACATTAGAAAATAATGGCTACGAAAGGAAGAACTAAGAAAGGAGATTTTCCAGAAATAAAAGAATCTCGTCAGGGAGCTTTTACGAAGTGGGCTAAAAATAACGGATTCAAAGATGCGTGTAGTGCCGCTACTGCTGTAATGAAGAAGACTGATAAGTATTCTGAAAAAGTAGTAAAAATGGCTAACTACGCTAACAACTTTGGGTGTAAAAATAAATAAAGATGGGTAAATTATTAATTTGGTTAGGAGAGTCAATCTCTAACCTATGGTGTAAGTTCCAGTGTAAATGGAATTGGTTAATTTCAAAAATAATGTTTAATGTAGAGTCTTGTCCTAACAAGCTCTGTACTTGTAAGAAATAAGTATGCGTAGAACTAAAATTGAAGATATTCCAAACATGAAAAAATCTCGAGGCTTTGGAGACACTATACAAAAATTTACACAGGCAACGGGAATAAAAAAAGTAGTAGACACAGTAGCAAAAAAAACAGGTAAGGATTGTGGTTGCGGAAAAAGACGAGATGCTTTAAACCGAGCTTTTCCTTACGATAAATAAAAAGAAAAAAAATGGCATATCAAAAATTACAATCACGAGAAGCGTTAAAAGTTATACCAAGTAATAAGGTAAGAATACCTGATCCAACTTCAGCAATTAACTTAATTAGCACTACAGTAGAAGCAACAGATGGAGTAACTATGTTTCAGGTAGACGCAAGCACTGGGTCAGTTTTAACAGGGACTAATACTAAATTCACTGAAATGAATATAAAGCAAGGTATGATTGTTTATAATGGAACAGCTTCAGAATGTTATTATGTAGTTTCGGTAGACAGTGACACTCAAATTACTTTAAATGGTACTGTAGGTGGTGGCGCTTCAGACTACATTACTATATACGAAAAACCAACAATAGGATGTACTTTGTTTGTAGGAACTGCTGGAGATATACATGTAAAAATGGCGGAGCAAGGAGGAAATGTAAATGCCGCTAATACTCCTGCAAATTTAACACAGATTTATAAAAATATAGCGAATGGGTCATTTATGCCAATTCAAGTAATTCAAGTTTATGTAGGAGACACTACCGCTACGGATATTATAGCAATGTGGTAATATGGCAATTGTTAACGGAAACGGAAATGCAAATCTATGGTTAGACAATAGCGCGCCCTACACACCGCCTCCATTTTCTAATCTTTATTCAGTAAAATTTAACGGGATTGACCAAAGACTTCAAAACCTAACCAAAGCTCCTTTGTTGGGAGCTCTGGGTACAGGTAATTGGAGTGTTTCTTTTTGGGTAAAAGTTCAGAATATGACTACTACACCCGCTACGAATCAAAGGTTATGGGCTTTTGGTGCGGGAGGAACATTACAAACACAAATGTACATAACTACAACCGGAAACCTACAATTTGGAGGCCCATGGTCTGACGGATTTGGCTGGGGAGCTGTTGCAGGAACTTGGTATCATGTTATATATAGAGCAGACACATCAGCAGTTTCTCTAAATGTAGGGTATGTGCTTAACGGTTCTACTATTAATAGTAAAAACCAGGTTGTTACAACTACTTTTGACGAAACAGGAGCTACCTATATAGGTAGAAATGGAGGGAGTTATGGATTTGAAGGATGGATAGATGAGTTTGCTGTCTGGAATAAATATTTAACTAATGCCGAGTGTTTAGAAATATATAATGGGGGTGCAGGGGTAGATTTAAATACAGTAGCTGCTTCGGGAAATCTACAACACTGGTGGAGAATGGGAGATCCTGATGGAACAGCTTCTTACGCTACTATTGATGACGCTAAAGGAGGTTTAGATTTATCAATGGAAAATCAAGTAAGTTCTGACATTACAACAGATGTACCATAATGTTATATTCTACCTTAGACATATCGCTTATAGATGACGTTAATTACACTACCGTTATACAAGGTTCAGCCGCTACGGTAAGACAAAATAACGACAGTACTTTATTTATCATATCATTTCCTGATGATAATATTCCACCGATTGCAGAAGGAGAGACACATTACACTTGGACAGAAATTTACGAACTAACTACTAACCTGGACAACGGTTGGATTGAATAAAAATAAACAATTATGCCTAAAACAGAAAAAAAACATCGTACCAAAAAGAAGAATGAGAAAAGAAAGAGTGACGGATTAAATTATAATACACAGCCTTCTGTATCAGATTCAGCAAATAGAGGTAATGTTATAAAGCCGGTGGTAATTGAGAAAAAGAAAAAGGAAACATATAATCCTGGCAAGAACGCTCCAAAGCCTGGTAAAGTATATGACCCTGTTAAAGCCAGAATAAATAAATTAAAGAAAAGTAATTCTCTTATTGCTTTAGGTACAGGCATCTCGGATACAGTAAAATCCTTCAAAAAGAAGAAATCATAAAATTTATTATATTTGCAATTATGAATTGGACACAAACAGCAACGGGGAACGGAAAAATAACTTGGGTACAAACCGCAACTTATCCTTTAAAAAATGACTAAAGAAGTGAAAGACACCATCGAAGTAGTAGCAGCCAATGGGGGAGCCCTGGGATTAACCCTTACTCAATGTAATGAGATTTTACAATTTGTTTCTTTAAGTTTAGCGATAGCCTTCACGGTTTATAAGTTTGCTAAAGCAAAAAAGAAATGAGAGAAATTAGAAAATTAATTGTACACTGTTCAGCCACCCGAGAAGGACAAGAAATATCCGCAGCCACTATAAACACCTGGCATCTAAAAAGGGGTTGGTCGGGAATTGGTTATCATTTTGTAATTGGATTAGACGGAACGATTGAATATGGTCGTCCTCTGGAAAAAACAGGAGCTCACACTAAAGGTTATAACCGGTCAAGTATAGGTATTTGTTATATAGGAGGGGTAGAAAGCGAAAGGGTAGATGGTAAATGGATACCTAAAGATACCCGAACCTGCGAGCAAAAAGAATCTTTAAAGCTTTTATTAAAAACATTATTACGTCTACATCCAGGAGCGGTTATTCATGGGCATCGAGATTTTGCTAATAAAGCATGTCCTTCTTTTGACGCTACTGAAGAATACAAACATTTATCCTAATGAATGAAATGCTCCAACTGATAGAAGGATACGGACTACCTTTAGTATTATTATTAGGTGCGCTCTATGCTTTATATAGGTTTTTAGTATTTAGTCTATATGAAGTAAAAAATCAGTTTTCAAGACACCATGAAAAGGCAGCGGAAAATATAGAAGAGATGAAAAAGAAAATAGATATTATATTAGAATATATTAGAAAACAATCATGAATTGGCTTACAAAAATATTCGGAGGAGCTGCGGGAGATGTTGCTGATAAAGTAGCAGGAATTGCAGATCAATTTATTCAAACTAAAGATGAAAAGGCTAAGTTTGAAATGGAGATGGAAAAGCTTTTTATTTCAGCCGAAGAAGCAATTCAAAAAAACGTAACAGAAAGATGGAGGCATGATATGACCAGCGATTCCTGGTTAAGTAAAAATGTGAGACCTCTGGTTCTTATATTTTTAGTTGTATGCACAGTGTTAATGATATTTATAGACGCGGGGTCTATTAATTTTGTAGTAGAAGAAAAATGGACATCTTTATTAGAGATTGTTTTAATAACTGTTATTGGAGCTTATTTTGGAGGAAGGTCGTTTGAAAAAATTAAAAAGTAATGGCTAAGTCACCTGCATTTATATTTCGTGGAAACCGTCAGAAGAAAAGACCAGGAGTACACTCTAAATCTAAGAGTAGTTCTTTAAAATCCAGCAAGCATTATCTTAAGAAATATAGAGGTCAAGGAAAGTAAAATACATTCCATAACTTTTATTATCTTTGTAGAAATATTAATCATCACTAAAATTTAATTAAAATGAAAAAAATTGAAGAAAAAGAGTTACAATCTTTACAGACTTTAAATGTGGAATTTAACAAACTTAAAACTAATCTTGGAGATTTAGCTTTACAAAAGCACGGAATTTGTTTAAGAGTAGAAGAGTTAAAAACAGAGTTCTCACATTTAGAGAGAGACTTAATGACTAAGTACGGGAAAGATGCGGTAATAAATTTAGAGACAGGAGAAATAAAAGAAAAAGAGGAACCGAAAGAAAAAGAGTAAAATGGCAAAAATTGAAAACACAGTCGCATACCCCTTAGTCAAGCCTCAAGCTAACGACTATGTGGTGCTAACAGATGTTAGTGATAACAATGAAACTAAAACCTGTTTAGTTGGCGACTTGTGGGCTTTTTATGGTTGGAAATATTTTGACAGAACCTTAACAGCTGCAGAGGTTTTAGGTGCAGAAGCTATGCCGGTTATTTTAATACCAGCTCAAGGAGCAGGAGTAATAGTTATGCCTGAGATAGGAGAATTGGTTGCTCAGGTAATAAGCAACACCTCAATTCCTCCCGACAACTTTGATTGTAGTGGAGATGGACTGATAGCATCGGGAAACACCGTTCCTCAGCAAGTTACTTGTTATGGTATGTCAGATTTTAACTTAAACCAAGCAGCATTATTTCCTCAAAATAATGTTTTTGGATCTAATGCAAATACATATCCATCAAACATGTCAGGATTAGTAAACAGTAATATTGTTTTTACTTTTGGTGGAGGGGATGGACCAACACAGGGAAATGGGTCACTAAGGATTACTTTTAGATATAGAATACTTTCAGGATTTAATATATAGAAATGGCAAAAATTGAAAATACAGTCGCATATCCTACGGTTACACCATCCGCGGACGACTTACTAATAGCAACAGACACGAGTGACGATAATAAGACGGTTACGTTTTTAGTTGGAGCAATTGCAGGTGGTGGTCCTCTTCAAGGACTTCAATCTGTTTTAGACACAGGTAATACCGCTACTCAAAACATGACCCTCACAGGTGTAGGACCAGGTGGAGGTATAACTGTAGTCGGTACAATTTATCCTACTACAATTACCGCTGGAGGATCCATTGGTGCTGCAGGTCAGATACTATCATCTACAGGAACAGGTATTCAGTGGATTAATTCTCCTGCTACTTCTTGTTGTAGCTGGAATGATACTTTAACTATAAACAATACAGCTGTTCAAAAAGCTACAGTGGACGGAGCTACCTTTCAAATTATAAATGCGGGAGGTCAGTTAGAGATATTAAGTCCGGCTGCTTTAGTTAACACCGGAACTTCAGCATTTTCTGGACAAGTAAATATTAATAGCACTACGTTAAATTTTAACGCAACAGCTTTATTGAATGATGGTGCTGGTTCGGTAGGAACTCCGGGACAATTTTTAACATCCACAGGTACGGGAGTAGCATGGTCAAGCACCTTGCCTCCAGCCTCTTGTTGTGGGCTTCAGTCTACTATTGCTACAGGAAATACATCTACCAGTCAAAATGTTACCTTATCAGGAACAGGTGTCTGGACATACGAGGTTAACGTTTCTATTAATTCAGAAGGAAATAATAGTTGGGCGGGAAATAATAGTTATACTAATAGTGGGGTAACAGGGTCTACCTCAGCAATATCTTTAACAGGAACTTTATGGGACGGAACTTCTGTAGGGACTGCAGGACAGGTATTAACATCTACAGGAACAGGGGTGTTATGGGCTGCGGCCAGCGGAGGAACACAAGATTTACAATCTGTTTTAGATACAGGAAACTCAGCGTCAGGAGCAAATGCCGATATAACTATTTCAGGAACATTAGATGCTGGGACTATAACAGATTCTACATCCTCAGTCGGATTAGCGGGACAAGTGTTATCATCTACAGGAACAGGTTTAACATGGATTAATGCTGCTTGTTGTGATTTACAAGACACTTTAACAGCGGGAAATACAGCTATCACCAGTATAATTTTATCAGGAGCAGGTACTAACGTTACAGCTCCTCTTATGATTCCAACTCAAATTGAAGATGCGACAGGATCTACTGGAGCTATTGGGCAAGTTTTAGGATTAAATGCATTAGGAACCGCAATAGAATGGGTAGCTGGAGGTGGTGGAGGTGGTGTTACTTCGGTAACCGCAGTAGCTCCTTCTACATCAACAGGAACTTCTTTAACTATAAACCCTACCGTAGGAGCGGTGATAGTAGAACCTCATGCTTACGGAGGGACAACTAATGTAGGATTTGTTCCAACAGGAGGTAGTGCTACAACATTCTTAAGAGGAGATGGAACATGGGTTACACCAGGTGCTACCGCAGGAGTAAGTGACCTAAGTGTAGGGGCAATTACCGCTTCAACAGGATTACCAATTTTAATTAGCCCAGTCTCTCCAGCAACAGGATCAGTAACTATTAATCAAGCAAGATATACAGGAGATACTAATGAAGGATGTGTTCCGAGAGGTTCAGGAAATGATGCTACTAAATATTTAGATGGTACAGGAAGCTGGACGGTTCCAGCAGGTGGTGGTGGTGGCAAATCATTTGAAAATATACACCAAAGGTTCTATATGACTAAAACAGTTCCAGGCGCTGACTACTGGAGCTTCCCATCATTAGCCGATATTGTTGTGGGTAATAAGGATATAAATCAATTACTATACAACAACGCTAACGCTCCAGACCATGCTCATTGGAATCCAGGAGAATTAAACGGGGGTATGTTTTATAGATTAGCGGAAGTAAACGGATGTGATGTGGATGTATCAGGTTTAACATTTTGTTCTTTGAGTTTTCAGATTACAGCTGATGTAGCCGACACTTATGGTTTAGCTGTATATGGCTTTGACCCTTGTAGCACCGCAACACCTGTATATCTAATTGGATCATGCGAGATGGTAATTGGAGGAGCACCTACTCCAACAGAACCAGAGACAGCATGTTGTAGTGCAGACTCGATTCTTAATCCACTACTTGCACCCGGCCACGGTTTAATTCTTACTATGCGAACGTTAGGTGGATTAGGAACACCAACTGTTGCGGGGAGTGTTTCACTGAGAGCGCAGCACACAAGTGGAACGAAATAAAAAATAATTAAATTAAATGAAATGGACATTAGAAAAATATCAATTGGCGCTGACTACAAGTCAGGTGCTATGCATTATATTGTTGGGCAAGACGTATTAGGAGGTAGTCATACCATTCATTTAATACAAGCGCTCGAAGGTTCATATAAAATTTGGATACAGAAAAATAACGAAATTTATGTGTGGAAAGAGTTCCTTGTTACCCTTCCTATATCCTTAGAATACAATATAAACTTTTAATGAGATCTCCATATAATTTTATAGTCACTCCTGTAAAAAACAAAAGATACGATAATAGTACTCAAATCGGGGAGGTAGACTTTATAACCAGCGTATCTCAAGAAGACCATACTTCCGCTAATCGTTTAGCTACCGTTATTTCTACACCTATTGGTTATCAAGGCGAAATACAAAAAGGAGACACTCTATTGGTTCATCATAATGTTTTTAAATTTTACTACGACATGTACGGTCGTCAAAAAAGCGGAAGAAGCTATTTAAAAGACGACCACTTCTTAGTAGAAAACGATCAGTTTTTCTTATATAAAAATAATAATAAATGGAAGGCTCACGGAAAATATTGTTTTATAAAACCTCTAACACTTCAAGATTCATTTATGTATAAAGGAGGTAATGAGGAGCCTTTAATGGGAGAAGTAAAATATATCAATAATGAATTAATTAAATTAGGAGTAAAAGAAGGAGATAAAATTTCTTTTGCTCCAGACAGCGAATATGAGTTTAAGGTAGAAGGAGAAAAACTATACCGCATGTTTACTAAAAATATAACAATGATAATATGATACGAATTATAGATAATTTCGTGGATAAAGATTTATTTGACTTAGCAACTAATTATTTAAAAAAGGGAGAATTTTTAAAACACACAGTAGGGGAAAAAGATTTTTATACTCAATCATCGCCCGAGACTTTTACTAACTATATGACAAATAAGTTAGGGTTAATGGAGGGTAGGCCTGTAGAAAATATATTAAGTTTTTTTAGAACATCTACAGATAGTGAGGATACGGACTGGAGAATACACTCAGATTTAAAAATAAAAGGAGAACAGCCAGATAGAGCGGCAGTCTTATATATGTCTCCTCGGGAGAAAGAAGAGTTGCACGGAACAGCATTTTGGGAACATATAATCTACGGACAGTTTTTACCTGAACATGTCGAGGATAAAGAATATAATGAAATGATAAGGGTTGATGCAAATGAATTAGAAAAATGGAGATTAGTTTCGGTAGCGGGATATGAGGAAAATAGACTTATATCTTATCCTGCAAATTACTTTCATAGTAAATATCCAAACCAATCATGGAAGGAGGGGAGAAATGTTTTTGTAATATTTTATAAATATAAAAAAAATGAAAAGTGAAGAAAACTATAAACCGTTGCCTGAATATCTTTCTATCGGCCCCTCGCCAATACACGGGGCTGGTATTTTTGCGACCGAGGATGTTCCGAAAGATATTATTATTGGTATTACTCATATTTACGATCCAGAGTTTCAGCATGATTTTATTCGGACTCCATTAGGAGGATTTATAAATCATAGCGAAAACCCTAATTGTGAGCTAATAGAAGACGAAGGAGATTATCATTATAAAAAATTAAAGACTCTTCGTAAGATAAAAGAAGGCAGAGAGTTAACTTTAAAATATAGTATATATAAATTTAAAAAAAATTAAATCATGGGAGTACAAAAAAACATTGGAATTTTAAAAGCAAAAGTAGAAGCGTTAACCTCTAATCTTCAAAAGTTAATTCTTGAAGAAAAACAAACCAGAGATATGGTGTTAGGAGCGCTGCAAATTTTAAAAGAAATGCCAGGTCACGAAAAGGCTTTAGGAAAATTACAGGAAAAATTTAAAGAAGAAGATGGACATAAAGGAAATTAAATTAAGCATCATACAGGCTGGCGAAAAAGCGGTTAAGCAATTAATTAAGGTAGCTAAAGAGGATATTATTAAATATGAAGCGGAAGATCCTTTAGCGGCTGACAGACTTAAAAATGCAGCGGCCACTAAAAAGCTTTGTATTATGGATGCGTTTGAAATACTAAAACGTATTGAAGAAGAAAAAACTATGCTGGAGGGAGGTATAGTAAAGAATAAAACTAATACAGTAAAAGGATTTGCGGAAAGAAATTCAAAATAACTTATATACAGAATTAAAAGGAGTTATATCCAAGTCTGTTATATCTAATAAAAATAGAGGAAGAAGCTGGCTTTATGGGTATAATGCTAAATACGATGTTGTTGTTATTTCTAAAACAGGACAGATAGATAAGGTTATAGATATTAATGGATTAAGGATAGCCTTACCTAAACCCCCTAAAGATATATATAAAAGACACACAGATAAAGAAGAGCAATATTGGGAGGCGGCTCCTATTGCTAAAGAGCTTAGTAGGATTAAATCTATTTTTCAATGGCACGAAACTCCTGATATATTTAAATCTCAATGGGTAGAATATATAGAAGAAGAGTTTGATAGAAGAGAGCAAGGATATTGGTTTATGAATAAAGGAGTTCCTACTTATATTACAGGTACTCATTATATGTATTTGCAGTGGACTAAAATTGATGTAGGAAATCCAGATTTTAGAGAAGCTAATAGAATATTCTATATTTTTTGGGAGGCTTGCAAGGCGGATAAACGAAGTTTTGGAATGTGTTATTTAAAAATTAGACGTTCTGGGTTTTCTTTTATGAGTTCTTGCGAGGGTGTAAATCAAGCTACTATAACTAAAGATTCCCGTATAGGTATTTTATCAAAAACTGGATCGGACGCTAAGAAAATGTTTACCGACAAAGTGGTTCCTATTTCTAATAACTACCCCTTCTTTTTTAAACCTATTCAAGATGGTATGGATAAACCTAAAACAGAATTAGCGTACAGAGTTCCAGCGTCTAAGATTACTAAAAAAAATATGCATAAAATATCTGACGAGGAATTAGAGGGGTTAGACACAACTATTGACTGGAAGAATACAGGAGATAATAGTTATGACGGAGAAAAACTACAACTACTTTTACATGATGAGAGTGGTAAGTGGGAAAAACCAGATAACATATTAAATAACTGGAGGGTAACTAAAACTTGTTTAAGATTAGGTAGTAAGATTATTGGTAAATGTATGATGGGGTCTACTTCTAATGCGTTAGATAAAGGGGGCTCTAATTTTAAAAAGTTATACGAAGATTCTTTTCCCTCTAATCGAAATGCTAATGGTCAAACTAAAAGCGGATTATACTGCTTGTTTGTTCCTATGGAATGGAATTTTGAAGGCTATATTGATAGGTATGGGATGCCCGTGTTAAATACCCCACCATCTCCAGTAATAGGAATTGACGGAGAGGATATTGTAGTAGGGGCTGTAGATTATTGGGAAAATGAAGTAGACTCTTTATCTCAAGACCCAGATGCTTTAAATGAATTTTATAGACAGTTTCCTCGAACTGAGTCTCACGCTTTTAGGGATGAGAGTAAACAATCGTTGTTTAATTTAACTAAAATTTATCAACAGATAGATTATAATGATTCTTTAATTATGGACCATCATACTACTCGAGGTTCTTTTTATTGGGCAGATGGAATTAAAGATTCTAAAGTAATGTGGTCTCCTAATCGAAAAGGAAGATTTTTAGTTAGCTGGACTCCTAAAAAAGAATTACAGAATAATATAATTACAGAAAGGGGAATAAAAAAACCAGGGAATGAACACTTAGGTTCATTTGGCTGTGACTCTTATGATATATCGGGAGTAGTGGTAGGAAAGGGGTCTAACGGAGCTTTACACGGATTGACTAAATTTAATATGGATGAAGCTCCAAGTAATGAGTTTTTCTTAGAGTACATAGCTCGACCACAAACCGCGGAGATATTTTTTGAAGAAGTGTTAATGGCATGTATATTTTATGGGATGCCTATTTTATGCGAGAATAATAAACCTCGTCTTTTGTATCATTTTAAAAACAGAGGGTATAGAGGTTTTTCTTTAAACCGCCCCGATAAAACTTATAATAAATTATCTAAAACAGAACGGGAGTTAGGAGGTATCCCAAACACCTCGGAAGACGTAAAACAATCTCATGCCTCAGCAATTGAATCTTATATAGAAAAATATGTAGGAATTGATTTTACTGGAGATTATAGAGATCAAGGAGACATGGGTATAATGCACTTTGGTCGCACATTGGAAGACTGGGCTAAGTTTGATATTAGTAATAGAACCAAGTTTGATGCGGCTATTAGTTCTGGATTAGCTATTATGGCTAATCAGAAGCACTTATACACACCGTCTAAACAAAAATCAAAAATAAGTGTTAACTTTGCAAGATATAACAATACCAATACCCAAAGCCGAATAATCCGATGAAAAATGTAAAAATAGATATCAATGCTGCTGCTTTTCCCGACCAATTTGTTTCAGACAGCGAAAAGAAGACAGAAGAGTTTGGACTACAAGTAGGACAAGCTATACAATACGAATGGTTCAGGAAAGACGGATATAATTGTAGGTTCTATAATCAGTGGGCAGAATTTCATAGACTACGTTTATATGCGAGAGGAGAGCAATCTGTTGCTAAATATAAAGATGAGTTATCAATAGATGGGGACTTGTCTTATTTAAATTTAGACTGGACTCCTGTTCCTATCATCCCTAAATTTGTAGATATAGTTGTAAATGGAATGGCTGACAGAATGTTTGATGTAAACTGTGTGGCTATGGATGCTATGTCGGCAGAAAAAAGAAACGAGTTTCAGCGAGAGGTAGAAAAGAATGTGGTGGCGAAAGATTTATTTTTACAAATAGAAAAAGACTTTCAGGTTCCTATGTTTTCTCAGGACCCTAAAAATTTACCAGAGTCTGACGCTGAGATGGAATTATATATGCAGTTAAACTACAAGCCTGGAATTGAGATTGCTAATGAGATTGCTATTAATACTATGATGGAGGAAAACCATTATAACGACACTCGTAAACGTGTGGATTATGATATAACTACTTTAGGAATAGGTATTACTAAACACATGTTCCAGAAAGGTGATGGTATAAGAGTAGAATATGTAGACCCGGCTAATGTTGTTTATAGCTATACTGAAGACCCATACTTTAAAGATACTTTTTATTGGGGAGAAATAAAAACAGTTCCTATCGGGGAGTTGGTAAAAATAGATCCTGACATTACTAATGAAGAGATGGAGGAAATTTCTAAGTATAGTCAAGCTTGGTATGATTATTATAATGTAGCGGCTATGTACGAGAACAGTATGTTTGCTCGAGACACATGTACATTACTCTATTTTAATTACAAAACTACTAACACTTTTGTGTATAAGAAAAAACAAGTGGCGGAAGGTACGTTTAAGACAGTGCAAAAAGACGACCAGTTTAACCCTCCTCCAGAGATGATGGAAGAAGGTAAGTTTGAAAGAGTAGAGAAAAAGATTGATGTATGGTATGAAGGAGTAATGGTTATGGGTACGAATATTATTTTAGAATGGAAAATGATGGAGAATATGGTTAGACCTAATTCTGCCAACCAATTTGCAATGCCTAATTATGTAGCCTGTGCCCCTAAGTTATATAAAGGAACGTTAGAATCTTTAGTAAGAAGAATGATTCCTTTTGCTGACCTTATACAATTAACTCATTTAAAAATACAACAAGTTGTTTCTAAAGTTGTTCCAGATGGGGTATTTATTGACGCGGACGGATTAAGCGAAGTTGATTTAGGAACTGGAGCTGCATATAATCCAGAGGATGCGTTGAGGTTATATTTCCAGACTGGTAGTGTAGTGGGAAGAAGCTATACTCAGGATGGAGAATTTAATAATGCCAGACAACCTATTAGTCAATTAACATCAAGTAGTGGGCAAAGTAAAATGCAGATGTTGGTAGGTAATTATAATCATTACTTAGGAATGTTAAGGCAGGTAACAGGATTAAATGAAGCTCGAGATGCCTCTACTCCGGACCCTAATTCTTTAGTGGGGATTCAAAAGTTAGCTGCTTTAAATTCTAATGTAGCTACTCGACATATATTAAATGCAAGTTTATATATAACTAAAACATTAGCGGAATGTTTATCTATAAGAACTGCAGATATTTTAGAGTATGCGGATTTTAAAGATGAGTTTGCTATGCAGATAGGTAAATATAATATGGGAATATTGGAGGAGATTAAAAATTTATACCTATATGACTTTGGTATATTTATAGAAATGTCTCCGGATGAAGAAGAGAAACAACAACTGGAAGCTAACATTCAGATGGCTCTTCAACAACAAGGAATTGATTTAGAGGATGCTATTGATATTAGAACTATTAATAATTTAAAATTAGCTAATCAACTTCTGAAAGTTAAAAGAAAACAAAGTGCTGCCGAGAAACAAGCGCAAGAGCAACAAAAACAAGCTATGCAGGGTCAGCAACAACAACAGTTGCAACAACAAGCGGCTCAAGCTAAAATGCAACAAACTCAAGCCGAGATACAAGCTAAAATACAAATTAAACAAGCAGAGATTGCTTTTGAGATTGAAAAGCAAAATAATGAAGCTCAGTTAAAACGTAGATTAATGGATGCTGAATTTAATTATAATATGCAGCTTAGAGGTCAAGAGCAACAACAGATAGATATGCGAGAAGAAAGAAAAGAAAAAGGTAAATCTCAAAGAATTGCTGAAGGTAATTCTCAGCAGTCTAAAATGATTGAACAACGTAAAAGAAACTTACCAGCTATGAACTTTGAATCTAACGAAGACAGTTTAGATGGATTTGATTTAGCTGAATTTAATCCAAGATAATATGCCTACTGATCCAATAAAAAGAAGACGTAAGAAGCATGCTCGTTCTATTAGAAAAGGAGTAGGTCATGTAAATAAACGTGGTAAAACCGAAACTCATAAAATGGAATGGTATGATACAGAAGATGATAAAGGGAGAAAAAGATATCATGTAACCCCGTCTATCACTTTTGATGAAGAAGGAAAGAAAAAATCTCAGACTTATGAGGAGGCAAAAAAAGCCGGAGAAGTATATGAGTTTAAAAGTAAACGAAGAGCTGAAAGATTTGCTGCAGGAAGTTGGAAAAAAGGAAAGGATAAAAGAGAGGCCATGAAAAAATATAGAGCTAAAAAGAAGGCCGAAAGAAAGGCTTAAAAATATAATAAAATTAGTATTAACTTTGTAACCTAAATTAAATTAAATAAAATGGAAGAAAATAAATTTATTGTAAAAGACGTATCTGGAGCTGAAAAATCCAAAGTAGAAGTAGAAGAAAAATTACTTAAGGAACATGAAGAAAAATTCCAAGATACAGAAAGTAACCCTAACGTGGAGCGAGTGGATACAAGCTCTACGAGTGCCGAAACCATTCCGGAACAAAAAGAAGTACAATCGGAAGGAGAAGCACAAGAAGAAACTCCCGCACCAGAGTTAAATGATGCAGAAGTTCTTTCTTATATTAAAAAAAGATATGATAAAGATATCGAATCGGTAGATCAATTATTTGATGCGAAAGAAACAAATGAAGACTTACCAGAAGATGTAGCGGCATATTTTAAATATAAAAAAGAAACAGGTCGAGGTATCAATGACTTTGTAGAATTACAAAAAGACTACGAAGAAATGGACGGAGACAAAGTGCTAACAGCTTACTATAAAACCACTGAAGAAGGTTTAGATAGTGAGGATATTCAAGATATCATTGAGGATAAATTTTCTTACGATGAAGATTTGGACGAACCAAAAGATATTAAGAAAAAGCAGTTAGCTAAAAAAAGAGAACTTGTTAAAGCTAAAAAGTTTCTAACTGAACAGCGAGACAAATATAAAGCTCCTCTTGGGTCAAGCGGGGGTGGATTGTCAACCGATGAGAGGAAAGAGATAGAAGGCTATAAAAGTTATATAGAGGAATCGAAAAGTGCACAGGAAGCGCAGAAAAAAAGGTACGATTATTTTGTAAATAAAACCAACGAGGTTTTTAACGATGAGTTCAAAGGTTTTGAGTTCAATATCGGAGACAAAAATTTTACCTTCAAGCCGGGTGATAGAGATGAGTTAAAAAGTAAACAGTCTGATGTTAATAATTTCGTGGGTAAATTCATGGATAAAGAAAGCGGACTAATGACTGACCCTCAAGGATATCATAAAGCTATGTCTGTAGCGATGAATTTAGACAAGTTTGCTGAATTTTGTTACAATCAAGGAATGACCGCAGCTGTAGATGATGTTACTAAGAAGTCAAAAAACATTAATATGGATATGCGTAAAACTCCACAAAGTTTCAGTAAAGATGGTTTAAAGATTAGATCGGTAGGCGACTCAAGCAGTGGAAAAGGACTCAAAATTAGAAGTATAAAAAAAGTATAATTAAAAAAATTTAGAAATTATGGCAGTATTAGGAACACCAGGCTTTGATTTGCAACCAAGTGCGCAGCAAGTCGCTTTAGCCTCAAACTACCTAACTAACTTTAATTTTTTGAATCAGTATCTTCCTGATACTTATGAAAAAGAATTTGAGCGTTATGGTAACAGAACAGTAGCATCATTCTTAAGAATGGTAGGCGCTGAAATGCCTTCAAACTCAGACCTTATAAAATGGGCTGAACAAGGAAGGTTGCACACTAAATATACAGCGTGTACGTTAGCTACCTACACAGGTGCGGAAACTACACAAACTATTACAATCCCTACAGCACAGGTTAATCCAGCTTCTCCTCCAGCATCATCAGCTCCGGCTAATGGTTTTGC